ATATCCCAAATGATACTATTGTATGTATCAATAAATCGTGGAAAGTGGTATAAATATAACTGATGTAATTTGACAATGGATTCCTTTGTTCCTAGAAAGAACCCCCCACAATAGCGCCAACACACTTTATTACATAGATATTTCATTGCGTATTTTCCTTGAGGATAACAACCGGGGAAAAATATTTGATCCTGGACATTCCATGATTTTTCTAAATGCGTTTCCGAAGGAGGACGATGTTTCAAGACCGGTAATCCATAATGATGAATAAAGTACAAAATATCCGGACACTCCCATTTACGAAATAAATCATAATTGCACCATGCAAAATGTTTAGTTTGGAACGGATTGATACGTACTACTTCTTTCATATATTCGACCTTGGTATTCAGAAAACACATATAATCAAACGTATCTTTAGGCACAAAACGTTCATGGGGTAATCGCAATGGTTCTGCGTGTTTGTCCGAAGTAGCTGTTAAATAAATATAAGATGTCTCGAAAAAGGAACCCGCTAAAGGAATCAAACGAATATTCTTTTTGATAGGGGCTGTTTGTTTTTCTACTAATTCTTCTACTACTTTAGCACAATCCGGTGATACAAAAATCACTAAAGGTATATTTAATAAAAATAATTTGTACAGTGATCTTAAGCGAAATTTGTGATTAATAATAGGAGTACGGTAATAATTTACATAGGCGGTTACAATAGTTATAGCCATACCAATAAAAAAAATAAATGTGTTTGGTTGTACTACAATGAGTCTATGATTGCGATAGTTTATTTTACTTGTTATATTTAATTTGTTTCATCCAAAAAGAATTTAAACAGTAAAAATGGTGAAAAAATAAACGAAATAATAACTTGCACAATTTAATTTTAGATGACAAAAAATTTGAGAAAACATGTGCAATTTGTTTCAATATTATTTCAGTATAATGAAGATCACGTACAGAAATGGAGAGAATTCCCCTTTCCTGTTTCTTTGTATGTACCTGATGATCAATTAACAAATGTACAAACAGTTTTAAAAGACAAAAAACATATAACCTTAAACGTGTTACCACCTGTTAATAAATTACCGTGGTTTTATCATGACACATTGAAATTACCAGAAGAAAGAAACACGGAAAAAGATACCGAAGAATATTTATGGTACACGCATCAAAAGGTATTTTGCTGTCATGATACAATGAACCGAATATATTGTACGCATTTAGCCTATTTGGATTTCCATGTATTAGCAGATTTGATACATAATGAAAACACTCTTACTTATTTACAGTCTTTAATTGCATGTAGGTTGGACCAAAAACTGTTCGTCGATCATGAAAAACGAATGTATATTCCGGGATGTTGGGAAACAGTAGATGATGTCGAAACGCAACCCTTTGTTAATAATGTATGCTGGCGATTTTGCGGATCCTTTTTCTTTGGATCCAAAGTAGCGATTCAAGACATGTATGAATTATATTGTACTTATTTTCTTTCATTTGTAGAAAAAAGCCAAAGTGTTCTTACATGGGAAGTTAATTTTTGGGCCTATTTAGAAAAAACTGTTAAAGTATGGGAGCCAGTATGGTATCCGGGTAATCATGATGACACTATGTTGTTATTACCGGACGTCTTTTTGTACAAAACAGTACAAAATATGAATGGTACCAAAATACACGCATATGATTATCCTAATTTATCTCCATATCGACCTATGTCCTCCTCATACGTTCAATATTTAGGAAAATCGTATTTGAATACCCGATGTGTGAATTATTGGTTGCAAGATAATGGTGGATATGATTATCCCGACGATGATCCTACTATTTTAACATTGAATGTATGTTCTAGATTAAATGATCGCAATATTCCAATGGATTACAGTATCATGGAAAATCCCCTAAACTTTATTCATGAAGAATATGATAATGTAAAACCGAGTTTATTTATAAGCAAAGGGATTGAAGATATTCGACTTTATGTTTCTGTTTCTACTGGTGAATTATGTTTTATTGGTACAACAATGATTTTAAAAGACAATGGCGAAGATATTTTGATTTCTATGATTCAAGGTAATTATGATATTGAGAATAAATGTTGTAGATCAGTATCATTAATACATTCTCCATACAATGAATGGTGTGAGAAAAACTGGTCTCATATTCCACTCCCATCTGGAAAAGACGGATTTATTTACAAATGGCATCCGTATGAAATCGGTACAATAGAACAAAAACCCGACGATTTATCGAAAAAACAATTAATTATTGAAACTACATATGATACACCTAAATGGTTTTCCAAAATGAAGGGTTCAACTCCATTTGTTCCATATAAAGATAATTTATTAGGGGTGGTACATTTTAGCTACGATAAAAGTCCTCGACAATATTTCAATCAATTGATTATGATTAATAAAACAACCATGGAAATTATGGAATGTTCCAATATTTTCTGCTTTTTACGTCCAAGTATTGAATTCTGCATCGGTTTTACTATTATTGATAATCATAATAATTCTAAATTCGGATTTTGGATATCTCAAATGGACCGAAACCCACTTTATTTAGAAGCCAATGTTGATAATTTCCGTTTTTTACCCGTCTCCTCATTTTGTTAAACGGTACGGTACATGAAAAAATTGTAATTTGTATAGGGTACAAACTACAATACATATGCTTTCTACTAATTAATTTAAAGGATTAAAAATACAAGTTGATTAAATAATTTCTAAATCTTGCAATTTCCAATATTCGACGCCTTTATTCGGCAATGGTCGTGCAATAATAAACGGGATCAATCCCTTTTCGAACTCTTTCAATGCAATAGTACGACTATGAATGATCATTTCTGGAAGATCTTTGATAAAAGGAGGAGCACCGCGTTCGATTTGTTCAGCACGTGTTCCAATTACTCTGGCTTTTTCATACTTTGTCAAAAATGGAGTAGTAGTATGAAACGGATCAATTATCATTTTCTGTTCATTTCGCACTACTTTTGATAAAGTTTTAATTTCATCCATATTTGCACTACGAATCTCGGGATGAAGATTTTCTAAATTTTCCAAAACAGAATAATTTTCGAATTTCTGGTAATTATCCTCATCCTCATCCTCATCCTCTTCTTCTAAATCCTCTAAATCATCATTGTTATTCATATTTTCGTTTTCATTCATTTCAGTAGTATTCGCGTCATCTAAATCTAAAAAGTTTTTCACTGTTATATCGCTATTATCTACTATTATTGATGACTTTTTTCGATTACTAGCATCTTCATCATCATCATCATCATTTTCCTTTTCATCATCATCGTCATTTTCATCTTCTTCTTCTAATTCATCATTTTCTTCTAATTCATCATTTTCTTCATCGTAATCAGAATCATCAGAAAAATCTGATTCATTCATATCATTTTTTACTTCTTGAATATCGGGTAAATTCTTCTTTTCTTTTGCCATGATTGTTTCGAGTTATGAAATAAATATATATATATAGCTTACACTAAAAAACGTATTATTGAAAGCTTTTTTATTTACTTTTTACTTTTTCAATTTTACTTTTTTTTTCATTTTTTTTCATTTTTTCATTTACTCGTTTTTTCGTTTTATTGTTCTTCTTTTATCCATATTACTTTATACATCGTGTGTCTTCCATATAAAATCACATGTTGTACATAAATACAAATGCTTCATTTGTATATTATCATAACGAATATATAATGCATCTGTATAAGCAGCCTTTGCAGTTGGATCGTTATTTTTATTGGTTTTACATTCTTCATTGGGACAAGGAATCTCAATATGTGGTAAAGTAGGATCGAATTTAGTATAACGATTTACAATATTTTGGTAATTTGTACTGTCTGCGCTTTTGTTATCGTACTGAATGTTTAATACACATGCACCAATAAAATTTTCATCTTCGTGACCACATACTCTACAAGAATAAACCAAACGATCCATATCAATAGTACCGTCTTCATTTTTATTACCTATTGCTTCCATTCCATCTTTGTTGTTTTCTTTTGCCGTATTAGTAATAGTCGATAACTGATGGTAGTATTTATTGTCACAAACTGGACAAAAACGTATTTTTTGAGCACTCATTGTTGTTTAGTTTTTACTTATATTATTGATGTATAATTTTACTATATATTTTTTATAATTTCTTTTATTTCTTTTTCAATTTTACTTTATTTTCCCCCATCTGGATGGATATTATGAGGTGAATTCAGGACAATCTATTGAGGTGTGTATTTTAAAGGGCATTTTTTCTATAAAGAATCGTAAAAAAGAAAATAACTAAAATTGATTTTAAAAGAATTTAGTAAGAAAATCATATACATTATTAATATATCCTAGTGTTTTTAAAATTGTAATCAATACTTACTCATGTCTACATCATCAACTGGGTCTTCGTCTAAGAAGATTCAATCAGCGGCACCTTCACTGGTGACCTTTGATAAATTGTTGGAAAAAAAAGTAATTGAAAAAGGATCCAATTCAGAATTAACTCATCAACAGTTTGGCAAATATGCAAAACGATGTTATTCTATTACTGATCCAAAGGAGTATGAAGAATTCATGAAATTGTATTTCAATGAGGTTTTGAAGGTAAATCGTACGCATAATATGATAGAAAGACAGCTCACGCATAAACAGAAAGGTCCAGGTGTTCATTTAATCGATATTGATCTACAGTTTTCTCAGGATTATGTTACAAGACAATATACTGATACCCATGTGGAAAAATTAACAAACTTTATCTTATCTGAATATGAGACTATTTTTGAACTCGATGAAGATATACAATTTCCATTGGTTATCATGGAAAAACCTTCACCTAGAGTAGTCACGAAAAACAGCGGTACTATTGTAAAAGATGGTATCCATATTATGTCGTGTGTAAAAATAGACCCTTATTTACTCCTTTATCTTAGAGATAAGACGATTGAGTTCTTTGAGGAAAATTGGAGTGACCTACCTATTACTAATACGTGGGACGATGTAGTCGATAAATCGATTGCTGATGGAACAAATGGTTGGCTTTTGCCGAACTCAAAAAAGGAGGATGAACCAACTTATTACTCTATAACAAAGGCATATCGTGTTTATTTTGACAGTGACACAGAAAAATTTGATAAAAATACATTAGTCGAAAAGCCGACTGATTTGAAAGCCTTTTACAGTCAATATTATAAACAATTATTTATACGAAATGAAAAAATATTATCATTAGAACTTCTTACTGATTTAGGTAGTGAAACAGTAGAACAATATCAATCAAAAAGAAAAATCAATACAGATAACGGGTCAAAAACTCTTGGTGGAGGTGATGGTTTCGGTTTTGGTGGGGATGAAAATTGGCAAATCAGTTCGGACGTAATTCGACAACTCACTACAAAAGAAGATGCTATGACTTTAATGAACGGGTTTTTGGATTCACTTCCATCGGATAAATTACATTTGAAAACAATTTACCAATACACAGATATTTTACCCGAAGCTTACTATGGAGCAGGCTCGTACAATAAGTGGATACGTGTTGGTTTAGCATTACATCATACATCGCGTTATTTACTTATCGTATGGCTAATATTTAGTGCTAAATCGAAGCATTTCAATTGGACAAACGATGTAGCGGGACTTCTAAATCACTGGTCAATTTGGAGTAATACGAATACGAATACGAATCCTAACGAACGATTGACAGTACAATCACTCATGTACTGGTGTAAAACCGATGCATATGATAAATACATTAAAGTTAGAGATGAATCTATTGTGCATATGATCGATCAATCCTACTACGGGTTAAATATCCAACAATTGAAATCACGTGGAAAGCATAAAGGTAGTACTGATAATGATATTGCTAAAGTATTGTATGCTTTGTACCAAGGTTCGTTTGTTGCAAGTAGTATTAAAGGAAACGAATGGTGGAAAATAGAAAAACATTATTGGGAAAAGGACGATTGTGGTACATCTTTACGTAAAAAAATATCTACGGAATTGCGTAATTTATATTACAATAAGGCTATCGAGAAATTGAAAAAGGCAATGACACTCAAAGCAGCAGACGGTTCTACAGATGAAAAAAACGAAGAATATCAGTTATTATTTGCCCAAAGCGAATACTTGCGTGAAATATCCAATCGTCTGGGGAATACAAAAGAAAAGGACAATATCATGCGAGAAGCAAGAGAGATATTTTTCAACAAAGAATTCGTACAAAAATTAGATGCTCATCGTCATCTACTGTGCTTTAACAATGGTGTTATCGATTTTAATACAAGAGAGTTCCGCCCTGGAAAACCGGACGATTATATTTCGAAATGTACAAAAACCAACTACATTCCTTTAGACAAAGAAAACTCCAAAGAGGCGATGAAAGAAATCGAAACATACATGCATCAGTTATTTCCAAAACCGGAATTATACGATTACATGTGGATTCACTTTGCTTCATTATTAACCGGATTTACAGATATTACTCAATGTCTTCACTATTACATTGGTGTAGGATCAAATGGTAAATCATTGTTAATCAATTTACTTGAATTGATTTTAGGTGAATACGCAATCGGTTTGGACTCGAGCTTTTACACCAGTGTTAAAGGAGGTCGTGGTAGCGCAACCCCGGATTTGGCAAAATTACCAGGATCACGTTTAGCCATTACTCAGGAACCAACCGAGGCTGGAAAACCACTTTGCTTAATTGAAGGTCCTATGAAACAATTGACATCTGGTGCAGATAAAATCGTTTATAGAGGTCTTTACAAAGACGAAGAATCATTCATACCACAAGCACATGCAATCATGTGTGCGAATGACTACTTAGCCATTAAATCGAGAGATGATGGTACATGGAGACGTTTTCGTGTAATACCATTCTTAGCCGTCTTTACAGAAACTCCCACCGATAAAGATCCCGAAAAACCATACCAATATCATGTTGATACTAATATTAAGAATAAATTCCAAGAATGGTTACCTGTAATCACAGGAATGTTGGTCAATCTAGCATTTCAATACAAAGGTCGTGTTCCTATGTGTAATATTGTGAAAAAGGAAAGCGCTGCTTATCGTAGTAGGGAGGACTATGTATCTGCATTTATTGATGAGTTCTTGGAGAAATGCGAACCAAACCCTCACGAGCGACTACAGAAGTCCATTATACAACGTCTATTTAGTGACTGGTACTTCAAAGAGTATGGAGACAAGCCTACGAATAAACTACAAAAGGTGTATGAAGTCATGAACAAACGCTTTGGTGAAATTAAGAAGACCCCAACGACTGGATGGGACGGAGTTCGACAAAAGAAAATGTATGCAGATGAACCTGCTACTGATGAAGATGTAGATGAAGAATTATAATCCACTTTTACAATTATTATTTTTACTGATTTAATCACTTTTAATTTTTAAAAACCCCTTTTTTCTATAAAACAAGATTTTGTAGAAAAAAATTACAATAAAACGACTTTATACCCGTGAAGATTTGAAATAGGACGCCCAAAAAGGCGTCATTTCAAAGCGTTACAGGTATCTGACCCTTAATGATTGAAAATGTCCCATTTTAAATCTTCAAGGGTTTAATATGAAAACAAATTGGGTACCGCATTATAATCAACTACATATTCATGGTCATCGCGTTTAAATACATTACCGGCTACTGTTTCGATTAAAAAGGTAACACCTCGAATAATAAAATATTCTACAGGGGTAATAATGTATGGAAACACTACAATAATACACAGTACGATAAACTTGTATTGATTCGAAAATTTATTACGTTTTGGTCCTACAAATATTATTCCTAAATAAAATACAGAAAATAGAAAGTAAATCCAAATTAAAGCGTACGTAAAATGATGCAACGAACGTGTTTGACCTACTTTATACTTATATTGACTATACTTGGTTGAAAAACGCCTCTGCATATAATCATTTTGTTGCTTGGCTAATTCTACTATTTTCGTCTTTTCATCCGCCATATTGATAATAATATCAAAGTCTCTCTATATTATACGGAAGAATATGTTGGTCTTCTACTAAATGATTTAAATTCACTTTGAATCGATTTATTCATCGTTTGAAATGTTTCTCCTAGTTTCATGCATTTATTATCCTTAAAAATAGAGTTAGTATCTGGACAACAATCTTTACCCTTACAATCATCGGTTCCTGCCCTTCTTCTTCTTGATGACACATCACTAGATGGTGCATTTGGATCTTTTACATTATCTTCGTCTAGTAAATATCCAAAGTCAATCTTGTTGAAATCCATTCTTGATCGTTTTTGAATGTCCATATACTGATTGATCAAATAAATAATGGCTATAGTAATAATTAGAATATATCCAACCTCATACGCAGCTTGTGGAAGAAATGGAAAATAATAATTCAAGTAATACCATAAGAAATAAATAATAATGCTTACTAATACAGTATAAAACAATTTCATATTTGCATTTTTTTTACCTGTTTCACTTTCTTGAAATCGATCTTGACGGTATTTTGTATGCATTGCAGTCTCAATACCGGTTTTTTTCGTATTTAAACGTATTTGTTCTTGCTGTAATAATGTATCAATCTGACTACCTAATACTACATCGTTATGTAAGTTTCCTGTATCGGGGATATGATTTGGTTCTTGTGATGACATATACAAATCTAATTTTAACGCTAATATAAGGTAAAATTAGATATTATTTTACAATGATTATTTTTAAGAAGATTAACGTGGAACACATTGTTTTGTAGCACTACCACTTGGTGTATCGTATTTATAACCAGGTCCGCAACAATCTGCACCAACACATGTATTTTGTGACGTTTTCAAAATATTGCTACTAGTAGATCCACTCAAGTGTTTGGAAAAATTAGTAGTCGATGCTAGATTGCCTTGATTGATCTTTTCGTAATCTATTTTATCATGTCTATTGATATCCATGATTGTATTGAAAAATCCAATAATACCTAAACCAACAAATATTGCTAAAAACACATCGAGTAACGGATGTTTAAACCCAATTACTTTTTCTATGTACAATATTAATAATGAGACACCTGCAACCACAAATACAATCATAAGTAACATTAAATAATCTTTCATTAATAGACTACGTGAATTATTTAGTAATAATACACGATTCAATGTATCTCGTTCGGTTTCCACACTACTTTTTTTATTTTCAAGACGCTCTCCTTCTACATTTAAAATTTCCTTGGCTTCTAATTGTTTTCTATTTATAGTATGATGATCTTCATTACTAATAATATTTTTTACTACTACAGGCGACGCCATAATACAATATTAAATAAAACGATTATATTGTATTATAGGATAATTATTTTTTCAAAACCAAAAAAGTAGTGATTAAAACAGTAGATACTGTGATCATTCCAATTATATAGGCATTATTGCGTTGTACAATGGAGTATTGCAAATCTTCGTTTAATGCATCCTGTACTGTACTATTTTTGTCCTTGTCATCTACATAATTTCCAGAAAAGTCTGTGTCTGCTAAATCGGTTTTCATAGTTCCGATTGACGTGATTTGATTCTCCATTGAACTTCGTGTATTTTCAATCGTTTGTACTTTATTTACTTGATCAGTAAGATCACCGTATGTATGTGTAACAGTAAATGGTTCATCATAATTACGAAATGGGTTGGTAAATAATTTTCGATTTGTAGCCATATTTTTAGTAAAATAGAATTCGTTTATATACTAAATGATTATAATTTTACAAACAAATAATACAAAACAGAAGTGGCGAGGACTGTCCAGGTTAATGTAACATACACCGAATTATCATGTAATATTTGATTATCCGTCTTTTCTGTATTACGCAATTCATTTACTTTATTGTCTAAATCTTTTCGCAAGGCTTTGATTTTATTATGATCATCTAGTAAATCTTTGTGGTCAGGATTGCCTCGCAAAGTACCGGTCTTTGTTTTTAGTGCATTTACGTCATTCTCATATCCAGTTTGATTGTACGGTAATCTTGTATTTAATAAAATACGATTGATTTCATCCATGGTCCGTTGTTCAGTATCTTGGCGACAAACAGCACTACCAGAAAGTCCATTAGTAGAACAAGTATTGTATGCATCTTCTAATTTGTAAAAATCATACAGACTTTTAATATCTCGATTGAATTCAGTAAATTTTATTGTAGGAGTAGCCATGTTAATAATTATTATTCGATTTTATACTATATCCAATTACTTTTTTTTCCATTATTTGTGTTTGTAAATAAATACCGCTAAAACAACACAACCAATTGTTAAATTAATGGTTTGCATCCAAGATCTTGTATAAAGATGTTTAGCATCTATTTGATTCCCCTCTTGCTTTCGCAATTCGTTGTATTCTTGACTATATTGTTTATTTCGTTTTAAAATTTCTTTGTCGTTATCATTTGTAAATTCGAGAGAACCAATTTTTGCTTTAAGTTCATTGTATTCTGTAAGTTCATTGTATTCTGTAAGTTCATTGTAATCAGATGCAACAAATACATTTTCTACTAAAGGATCTTCTGTCATGAAAATAAAAATCAAGTCTAAATATATAATTTGCTAAACATTTTATTCTCCTAACACAATATAATGAAAATTCCATCTATGAATTCCATGTCGCCTTTAGAAATTATTCTTACTGTTATTTTTCTAGTGTATATTATTTACCCTGTATCCACACCACAATCGATTGCACCTTATGTGAATTCGAATTTAGGTATGGCTTTGATTATTATTTTTACTTTTTACATGGTATTTTATGTAAACAAGGTTTTAGGAATAATGACAATTGTAGTAGCATACGAATTATTACGTCGTAGTTCAAATGTTACACAAGATAACCAAAAATTGCCCATCATTACTACTACATCAAGCCAAAAGAAAAAGGACGCTGTTATGAAACAAATGAATGAACCAAAAGAAGTATCTTTAGAAGAAGAAATTATCCAAAAAAACGCACCTGTAGGTAAATCAGCACCTTTAGAACAATATACCAATAGTACATTCAAGCCTGTACAAGACAAAATTGCCGGTGCATCCATTGTCTAAATTGGGGGAGAATTCTAGTTTTTCGTTAGGAAGGAACAAAATATTTTGAATTATTGATTTCAAAATATTTTTTCAGTTGGAAACATTAGTGTTTATATCGGGTATATTTATAAATGCGAATAGGGAAGTAGGAATTCCAAATAAGAATATTAAAATACCAGCATACGTAAGACCAGTATCTACTTTTTTTTGTTTCGAAACATGTATTGCACCCAATAGAATCAATAAAAATCCCACAACTAATATTACTATTCCTATTAATGTATCATACTGCATAGATATATTCAAAACAGTAATAGTTCCCTTAATAAATTTTTTTACAGTATCATTTACTCTTAAACAATAATTTAAAATTGTGAAAGCAACCAATATGAGAACACTTCCAAAACCATAAACAACAGTAGAATAGGCTTTAGCTGTACCTGATTGTTTTAATGGTACAACCGCATAATCGGCAATCTCATCATTTGTATCTTCATCCAATGCTACACATTCCATATACGTACCTTCGCCCTGTAAGGAGCCAAATCCTTCTTTGGTTTTATCATTTGTCTCAAACCATTTTTCGGATAATTGGATTGGTAATGTAGTAACGGTTTGTTGTGCATTTTTATCTTGTAACGTAATAATACTACTTAAGACATCAAATGTATTCGGTTCAAACAATTCCTTGTAAATGGATTTCGCATTTCCTTTTATATCGGGCAAATTATCATTTACTGCTACCATTTGCTTAAATACAACAACCGGAAACTTATCTTTACTGAAATAATAGGACGCGGATTTTTCACTTGTTTTTATAAATCTTCCTAAATCATTCGAATGCATGAGAGGAAATGTTAAAACATCACCACTTGTAAAAAAACTTTTCGATGTTTTACGCTCTAAAAACAGTACAACATATAATTTCTCCGGTTTTTTCCCGTTTGCAATGTGTTCAATTACAACTTCTCCACAATGAGATCCTTCATGTAATTTAGGAGTAATGTAAATGTTCTCTCCTTTGTATATTTCCTTTTTGTATTCAATTACCGAATCCGTATCACTTGTTTCTGAAAAACGGTACAACAAATCATTGACTTTAGACAAGTTTTCTTTGTTATAAGAATATAAGAATTCTACTGTATTCGAATTCGATGGTTTTGTATTCGTCTGTGTAATTAATTTGACAACCATAAAAAATAGATTATTTCTTTTTACTGTATATTTTTTGTACTATATTAATTGCATATATTTATTCTCTCTAAATTGGAATGTATGAAAATAATCCACTTTCATAAACAGTAGCTTGAAACATATCTTGATATCCTTCTACATATACTACATCGCCGTTGTATATTTCTTCACAGCCATATTCAGAAGAACAACTACGTCCTTTTACTTTTACTGGTAACTTTGTTTGTAAATTACCACCAGCTCCACCCCCTGCGACAGTATAGTACTGCCATTTGTCTCGGGATGTAACTGTACGACGACCCATTAAAGGTAATATTTCGGAATGTGATCCACTTTGTTTGGTTAATATACCAACTTGATTGTATTGAGTGTTATAATGCTGGGTAGGTATATTAACCGGTACTGCATTCGGTGGGATTGTTACTGTTAATGGGTTTGTCATTAAACCACCTGCATCGCATTTTACAGGGGGTACATATGGATTCGTCAAAGGATCTCCTACTGTTCCACCTCCTAAAGTGCAACGACCGACATCTCCTCGAATATCTTGACTAGGAACTTGAGAAATACCTCTAGTTATTGTTATTTGAGACGATTGATTAGATGGTAATTGACTATGAGAGTGGTTATTATAGTGAGAATGGTTGGTTGTAGATGCATTCCATGTAGAAGAGTTTTGTACTAAGAAAAATACTGCAAAAAATAGAACAATAATAATAAATACCAAGGTCAAATGATTAATACATATGACACCAGGAATACACTTTTTCGCCATAATAATAGAGTATATAGTATAATATGCTATTATTTTTTTAACTTAATGGGGGGTGATTTTCTGTTTCTTATTTTGTTCCAGCATTTTGTTCCAATTGTCTGTACCAAATAAATAATTTTCGAATCTCTCACTATTACTATTACTATTACTGTTACTATTACTATTACTGTTACTATTACTATTACTTACACTAGAAGAATTAATTGGTCTTATAATTGTGGTAACGTTTTTGTATCCGCACTGGGTTTTACTTCATTCCATACTTCTACTGGGGGTTTTATGGTGGTTGTGCTGTCAGTATTAGTTAAATATTTCATTAAATAGTAACCAATTCCTCCAAGAAATACGAAACTTTGTATAACTAGTAATATATACCTTGAGTTACCAGCCCATTTTTGATTAATCGCTAATACTAAGAACAGTGTAATAACAAATAATAACCACAATTTAAAAGGTCTTGTTAGAAAAGTATTACTATTGGATTCGTTGCCTTTATAAAGTCCAATCATTTGTATAAATCCACCAAGAATTGCAAGAAGTCCATTCCCAAATTTTTTAAATCCATTCAACATATCAGTAAATATTGTACCTGGAACCACATAAAGTGTCAAAAACACTAGCACAATGATAAGAATCGAAGCCCATAACAAAATAGTAAAAAAACTAAGAGGTTGTTTTCGACTTTTTACATCAGGATTCAACTCATTAGCAACAAACTCCTTTAATTCTTGCATAAATGATTTCTTGACAGGGTCTTTCTTTTTTTTACAACGATAACAATCATTCATGATTTTATTTCCATATGTCATTTTTGAAAAAAAATGGACTACATCTTTAGTATATTGTTTTGCACTATATTTTTTAATATCAATGGTAAATAAAGCAACTAACCATACTGTAGCAGCTAACCACAATATCATGATTAAATATTTTATAATATCCAGTAAATAGAAAAACGCACATTTATAAAAATTCTTCAAGAATTTAATAAAGCATTTCGCATATAAAAAAATTTGTTGTATAAATGTTCGTAGTATAACAATAATGCTCGTAACTAACTTTAATATAGCCTTTACTGGTATTAATAACCCATTTAAAGTTTGTTGTGCTGCCTTTTTAGGAGCTTGAACGACACTTTTAGTAACATTATTGACACCTTTAGTAACATTATTAACACCATTGGAAATACTACTTATACCACTGGAAAGTCTCCTAATAAGCTTTTTAACCATTATTTATTTTTTAGATCGAATTGAGAGAATTTCCTATAATGTATTCCTATACAATAGATTATCATTATGATTATCATAATCTATTCTATGTCAATAATTTAGCGAGTTTAAGTTGATTATTCACTATTTCTTTGTCTGTTTTCTCTCGCTTCATTTGCATTTTATACATTTGTAGTCGTATAGTTCCCAATTGTTCGCTTATTTCTTCTAATGAATCAAAATTCTCAATTGGATTCTTGTACATGATATCCATAATATACACCACCCATAATGTCACCGATGCAATCCATGCTTTATATCCTTGATTAATATCCATAAATCTATATTTGTACTGAATAACCATCAAAATATGATACATAATAATACTTGCTAAAACTGCCTTTATTGAATATGTCACCAATAATAAATACGTAATACTTCCACACCATAAAATTAATCCTAAATTGTTCAATTTCATTTTTCTTCACAACAGAAAGAATATTTCTAAAGTACTCTTTTATATATTAGTAGATGTTGTTTTTTGTTATGGTAGAGTAACTTTATCTTCATTTGGATCATATTTCTCGTTATATTGATCTGTATTAAAATCAGCACTAGCGGTTGAATCATCAGTATAAGTATTAATAGTAGCTACTGGAGTTTCTTTCTCTTCTTTTTCTTCTTTTTTTGATTGACTTATTAGATTATTCAATGCCTTGCTGACAAAGTTCATATCTTTTGTAAGTGCGGTTGTACTCACCTTTAAATCTTCTTGAATTTTTTTCATTTTTTTTACTATTTTTGCTTTTTTGATATCTTTTTTAGATTTATTATATGTATTTACAGTCCCTTTTTTAGATTTATTATACATCTTTTTACCCCCTCTCCATTTAAACCTTTCATGTATCGAACCGGTATTATGTTTTAAATTTAAACAGTATAATATGTGTATAATGGACATTGGTACCAATAAATAGACCATGCGTTTTTGACTAAAGTATTCTTGTACAAGGAGAGATAGCCCAATAAATCCAAATACATAAATGTGCTGATCTTGTACAATATAAAAAATGATCTGTGCAATTAATAGTAGTAATATAATATCCATAATTTATATTATTACTAGACTAAATTATTGATGAATTGATTTAAGTTCTACATAATCTTTGACATGTGCTTCGTGTTCTACCTGTGAATCTTTTCTTGCAGTCTTTACGACACTTTCTTCTACTACCTCTCACACCAAATGCTTCTTTTTTGCTTTTGTTTGAGAATTCTTCATCTTCGTCCATGTCTTCATCTTCGTCCATGTCTTCATCTTCGTCCATATCCTCTTCCTCTTCATCTTCGTCCATATCTTCTTCGTCCTCTTCCATGCCCTCTTCCATATTTTCAATCTCTTCAATAGCCTTTAATGCTTCTGTAAATTGTTCTTCTAAACCCTCTTTCTTTTTATTTTCAAATCCATCCATACTACTATTACCAATACGGATTACATGTGTTACTACAATCGCAATCACCATAATGACGACCATATTTTTGCTAAAGAATGATGTTAATAAACCAGCTACAATAAATACAGTACAAGACATGAAATCATTGGAAAAGATAAAATGGAATAAATTGGATACTGCTATAATAAACACAAAGTATAATACAAACCGACTGTGAAGTAAATCTTTAGAGGATTTACTAATACTCGGTGATCTTTTTGCTAATTTGGAAAAAAAACTCTTTGCCATGATAAATAAAAAGTTGCTATTCTTTTTTATATATTGGATGGAGAGAAAATCATAGAGTTAAACTATCCCTTTCATCTAATTCCACATTACTATTGTCTTCACTAGAGGATAAATACTCGGGAACCACTTCACCGCTGTAAATATCCAATACTTCTTTTACTACATCGTCACGTTGAATATCATTTTTAGCAAATTCAAAGCTACTTATACTATCCGACCGTTTCCCTTTAAGTCTCTGTAGAAAATCTTCTAAACCATTCAAATCGAATGGTCGATCATGTTGGTCTAAATCCCCGGTAATAACCAAGCGACTATTTGTACCAATACGCGTCAATAACATTTTCATTTGCGATTTCGTTGAATTCTGCATTTCATCTGCTACAATATAACAATTGTCAAAAGTACGACCGCGCATATATCCTAATGGTGAAATCTCAATAATCTTATCTTCTAATAATCGAGAGACTTCCCGTACAGATAAAAATTGGTAAAGAATGTCATATATGGGTCTAATCCATGGTGCCATCTTTTCTTCTAAACATCCCGGTAAATAGCCTAAATCTTCATCTACTGATACTGAAGGACGAGTAAAAATTAATCGTTCGTATTCACCGGTCAAAAAATACCGTATTCCATATTCAGTAGCAAACATGGTTTTCCCAGTACCAGCTGGTCCATTTGCAACGACAATCTTTTTTAGAGGGTTTTGTAATAAAGAAGAATATTTGGTTTGGCTACTATTTTTTGGTATATGGAAACTACTGTCAAAGCGATGTCTCTCCTTTTCTGATAAATGTTCATAATTCAAATACGTTTTTCTGGAAAATTTACCACGCTCATACTCATCGTCAGAATCGTCGTTAAATAACTGTTCCAAAATCTCCTTTTCCGCTTGTTTTTTTTGTTTTCTGCGACGACCACTGCCTTTTGATCCAGGAATACCGTTATTAGTGTCATATTTATTTATTACTTCGACAATCTTACTGTGTTCTGTAGCCAACCCTTTCATGTATATACTGGATAATCAAATTAAATATTTCCCCCTAAACTTTATGGATTGTCTATCTTTACTACACTCGAAAAATACAGTCATAAAAGAGTGTATTTTTTGTACTACAATCATTCTGTGTCATGAAAATAATTATACAATAAATTTTCGGAATTGTGATTTTTCACTTCACCGCATATTAAATTAGTACATTCGTACATTTGTCGAAGCACGTCATTAGGTGTATTGGAATTCACTTTAATAAATCCTTGTTTTTTTAAAAACCGTTTGACTTCTGTGATGGGCGTTTCTTTCAATTTAGTCATTTTCAAATTGGTATTATTGCGAATGGTTTTATTGGATACCAAAACTGCAACATGTGGATGAACCTTGGATTTACCAGTACGATATGTTCTTCGTATAGTTCGCTTTTGTTTTTTCGGTTTTCTCCAATTTCCATGATTCACCGAAGATGATGCATTTAGCGATTTCTGATTTTTTTCCGCCAATTGTTGTTGTAAGCTCATTGTACGGATTTTATCACGTAATTGTGTCTGATAATTTACTTGTACTGGAGACGGTTTTATTATGGAAGATGATGACGACATCGGTGGCGGGGTTGGTTTATTCACTGTAGATGACGGATAATTTCGCTGTGTAGTTCGTTTCCATGTACGGTAAGTTGGTAAATTGCCGTTTTTCAAACAACCATATGGTGGTGGCTGAACCTGGATGACTGGATTCATAGAAGATGATGATAAAGGCGGTGTGACTGGACGTAGATTTTCCATCGGAACTTCCGGCATAGTAGTCTGTACAGGTAAAACAATAGGGGACGAACTCCTCTCGGAACGAAGTGTGTAATTGTGACGCGCTGGTTGTGTTGTAGTTGTACTAGAACGACCTTTATTTTTCACCCGTTCTTTAGTTTCTTGTTCGCGAGCCTTTTCCAATGATTTGAAAAAATTCACAGAACTTTCGAAATCGCTTTGAGATGGTAATTCAGTTACTGTATCTTCTATTGGCGCCGAAGGCGCCGAACCTGGTTGTTTTCGATGTTGTTGCTTTTTCATTTGATCATCCTGATAATTACGCAACATTTTGACTAAATTTCTTTTTAGCGTTGATGCTTTGGCTTTTTTCTCGCGTTTTACTGGCGCCTTTACTTTAATCTTACTATTGTTCGCACCAGATTCACGCCGTTTTCGAGTATTATTTGAACTGATTTTAAAATGCTCCGGGTTTATTACAATTTCCCTTTTTTCGCCGTCGCTCATTTTATCTAGTATTATATTGATAATTAATTATTATTTTATGTATATAAACCTAAATATATATTGTTGTCTTTTTTTGAATGACCATATTCTTCGTATAATTCAAATCCCTTTTCTAAATCTTCTTTTGTCAATATTTTACGCAATGCCGGTTCTTTACCATATATGCGTTGAGCATGGGATATTTTACAGTACGAAAACAATTGCTCCATGGAACGACCATTGTCCTGGAAATGCTTCTTTTTTGGTTCAAACCAATCAATCTTAATCGATGGACATAGTTTCCACTTTTTATCGTCACTTATGTACTGGAATATAGCAAACATTTCTTGAATTCCATACGCTTCAATATTGAATCTCCATAAAAATCGCGATTTGATTCCCGGATTAATACGGAAAAACGTATTGTCCAATTCTTTGTTATATCCCGCTATGATTACCATTAAATCTTGCTTTCGATCACTCAATGCTTCACATAATGTATCCACGCACTCTTTTGCAAACATATCATCAGATTGAAGACTATACGCTTCATCTAAAAATAATACTCCTCCTGAACATTCATCCAATACTTTTTGCGTTTTAATAGCAGTTTGACCTAAATATCCTGCTACTAAATCCGCACGTGTTACTTTCTTAAACACATTGTTTTTCAAAATACCGATTTTAGAATACATTTGTCCTACTAATTTCGCTATTTCGGTTTTACCCGTACCTGGTGGTCCAGTAAAAATAGTGTGCTTATAATCACTATCATGAGGATCTTCCGTAAATCCTTGCATAAAATACATGAGTTGTCTCAAAATACTTGTTTTTACTGTTTCTAATCCAATCATTGAATTGATTTGTTCAATCTCCGTTTTGATCTTATGTAATGCTTTTAAATCAATGGAATACTCTTTTGAACTATCGTACGGATTGTCTTCGATCAATTTCAATAAATCGTTCATATTGTGAATATCCGCATATATTTTCACTTTCTCTCGTTTTCGATTTACACGCAACTTGGTTATCTCATTGTAAATTGATTTCACTTTCTTTGGTAACTGCTTTTCGTCGATTTGTTTTATGGGATCTATCTCGTGTATTTTTTGCCACTGCTGGTACATACTATCTTCTTCTAATTCTGGTGGTACAGTAGGATAGTTACTGTAATATGGTACTGCACTACCATAATAATAATGGTATTGGGAATCATAATAATGCTGTATTAATTGTTTCAAATGCGTACAATTATCATAATCCAGTTTTTCCGTTTTATTTTGATATTTATCCAATGATCGCAAAAATGCTAAATATACATTCGTCGGTTTTTCACGGTTTTTAGGCGAATTATAATGAGTCATGGCTTTTTTTTCTAATAAGTAAAAGTTTTTCTATTTAATTTATGATTTCTATATGTATTATTCTTTTTATTCGTTTTTCTGTACTTTTATTTTTTTATTTTAATCTCTCTATATTGTAGTAGTAACCGCCTTTTATTATTAATAATAGTAGTAATATATGAATAAAACACGGAAACAATCACAATCGATAAACCAACCCGTTTTTAATGCGTCCGATTTTCAAAGTAATGATGGTATGTTGACCACCATATGGGGACCACCAATGTGGCACTTTTTACATGCAACTAGTTTTAATTATCCAGTAAAACCGACCGTACAACAAAAACGCAATTATCGCGACTTTATTTTATCTTTACAGCATATTTTACCTTGTGGAAAATGCAGAGATAACCTGAAAAACAATTTCAAAAAATTACCTTTAACAATGAAAGTCATGGAAAACCGAGAATCGTTCTCTCATTATGTCTATGAACTACATGAATTAATTAATACTATGCTTCATAAAAAATCAGGTTTGACTTACAATCAAGTACGAGAACGTTATGAACATTTCCGATCACGTTGTACTGCTACAGTAAAGAAAAAATTACGGCGATCGAAACAATTGAAACAAAAACAAAAACGAAAACCAAAAGAAAAAGGTTGTACTGATCCTCTTACTGGAGAGAAATCGAAATGCGTCTTGCATATTGTCCCTAAAAATACCCAGTGTGAAACTTTCAATATGGATAGCAAATGTGAAAAAGTACGCATCAATTTAGACGATTAATCATACTCTGTTTTTTGTCATTTTTTTGTAATATGTTTTCAATACATTACAAAAAAACCTAAGGCTATAATATATTTTATAGTAATTTTTTTTCATTCATCATGTCTTCTACTTCTATCCATAAAGATTCGGAAAATCAAGAGACAATGCTTGATTTCAATACGAATACGAATAACACCTTATCTACTGATGATAATGATTATGATAATACCAATAATCCAGATGAAACTAAAAAAGAGGAAACACACGAGTTCTGGGGTAAAAACCCCAATGTACTATTTCATTTATCCTATATTTTCGAAATATTCCCGGTTTCAATCATGACATATGAACAAAAATTGAATGCAGTCAGTCGTTTAGTCATTTTATTGACCATTGTCTTTTACATTTTATTTAAATCCTACCGATCCTTCATGTTTGGTATTCTTACTTTAGGCGCGATTTGGGGAATGTATTATGCTCAAACGAAAAAAACACAGAAAAAAGTACGATTTCAAGAAGGGTTTGAAGGTACAAGTGATGTTGTAAAAGACTTTTTAAAAGAACGCGGATTATCGGACGCATTATTTAGCAAATCTACGGCAGAAAACCCATTGCAAAATGTTCTATTGACCGATTATGATAATCCTACTGATAAACGTCCCGCTCCTGCGTCTTATACACAAGAATCACAAAGCGCAATATTGGATCATACCAAATCCATGATCGATAGTATTAATCCAGAACAACCGAAAATTAGCAAAAAATTATTCCGAAGTTTAGAAGATAATTTAGCATTCGAACAATCCATGCGTCCATTTTACAGTACTGCAAATACTACAATACCGAATGATCAGGGCGCATTTGCCGATTTTTGTTACGGTAGTATGGTATCGTGTAAAGAAGGAAATCCTTTTGCTTGTACAAAACAAATGGACTCGAGACATACCAATATTTAGAGAGAAAGGTGAAAAATAAATATTATTTGATCATCGACCAAAGTTTTTGTATATGTAGAGTATATAAAAATATATAATGTTTAGCAATACCTTGTCTGACTATACTTTTAATCAATCTGCTCGTTTTGGTAATGATCAAGTAGATCAATCTCAACGCACTCTACAAAATACGAAATATTTGTCTAGTGTTTTGTTTCAATATACACCTGATAAATCGGATAGAGGTCATTTGAATTTTGCAACACAATATCCCGGTATGATGGTTAGTGGTACAAATGGTGGCTTGGGTCTAGGCGGTGAATCTGTCGAACATGAATCCAACTTATTGTGGAAAAGTGACCCACAAAGACCATATGAAAATTTGTCCTTACAAACTAGACCCTTTATGACTGTACCTTATTTAGGAAGAGGTTCTTGTGATCCTACTATTGAATCACAGTTGTTACAAGGCGAAACCGTACGTGGTAAAAAGAGCGTTTCTACTGTTATGGAACAAAACTTTTCACCTTTGGATCAATACCCAATGGAAGCTAAACGCAAAGCAAATGCAAGTAACACAATTGAAGAATTAGCATTAAATGGATGGAATAGAGGAGGACAATCCACCAGAAATTCCGAGGAACAAAACTTTAGCAAAAAATCCCAACCCATGGTTTCTGGATATTAATTTTTTTTCCATGCGTTTGGATTTTTTTATCTCAGTTGATTATATATATTATGAATAATATGTTCAATAAACTAACAGCAGGAGCAACAGGAGGAAACGCACCAAAGGGTGGATCAGGACTAACCCCATCAGTTCTTGGTGGAAAGAAAAAGAGAAAGAGTGGAAAGAGAAAGAGCGCAAAGAGAAAGAGTGCAAAGAGAAAGAGTGGAAAGAGAAAGAGCGGAAAGAGAAAGAGTGGAAAGAGAAGAAAGTAAATTACTTTACTGAAAACTAATACAAAAAAATTCATATAGATATTATTCTATTTGAATTTATAACATTAGCATCACTTTGTCTAATTATTAAACTCATTCATGCAAATCGATACAAAATCCCCATATTATGATTACTTTAGCAAATTGCCTTCTACTATTGAATACTCCAATGATGAAGAATATCGAAAATCAGTACGAACCGTATTCCAGTTTGATACTACGAAAAAATATACGTACGATGGTCAATTGTGCGATTTCGATTCATTGGATCCCGTTACACAAGATGAGTTAGTATTCGACAGCACGGCATTGACACTCAATATGGAGTATTTGTACAAGAACACATGCGAATGCCAACAATTTGCCGAATTATATGAACACGCCGCCGGCAGAATGTTTTCGACTGATCCTCAAATTGGACAAGTCGTTTTGTGCTCATTTGATACATTCCGCGAATATTACGCATGTTTGTGGTACTATTTCTACGGGGGTTTAACATCAATGACCGAATCTACAGAATACAACTTTTTAAAAAAACATTTTTCGATAACAAATTAATTTTAGTTCTCTCTGTATATATAAATTAATACTAGTACAACAAAAAATATACCATCATGGCTTCTACACGAAATAAAAATACCCCCGGTAATTACCAACTCGAAAAACACGCATTCACTATGCGTCATGATATGTTAATGTACAATAATGCACCACAAGGACAGGCATACCAAACCAATTTACCTGGAGATGGATTATTACCAGCACGTATTGCGGCTAGTTCTTTGTCTCAAAATAGCTGTAATGTCGAATCCTTTTTATTTGGAATCGGTTCTACTAATTTAGAAACACCGAAACCTGCATTGGAATTCAAACCCTATTATTTAGACAGTTTAAATGTAATCGAAAAGAAAAAAACCATACTTCCCGAACCCTTTGGTATCAAAAAGAACCAACGACCCATGTATTTGAACTAATCACTGGGATTGTTGCTTTCTTTACTGTATCGACGACGAGTAAATCGTTGGGTCTTGGGATACCGTTTAAATGTCATCCGGTTTTTCGCCTTGGGATATCCCTTGGATCGATTTAACTGTACCATAATTGGCTTTACATCTACTACTTTTGATTCATCTTGTATTTCTAGTGGTTGTTCTGGTCTCATTGACGGAAATATCCGATAAATTACGTCTAAATCACTTTTCGATGTATTGTCCGGTAAATCAAGGCAATTATCAAACTCGATTGTTATTTTTTCTCGGTATAACTTGAAATCTGTGCCGTTTTCTACTTCAATGGGCAATGCCAATTTCGCCATTATAAAATGTCTTTCGGTCATTTTTTTTATTGACTACGTATTTTGAAATATATATTTCTTTTAATTATATATTTGTTTTTCACTACTTTCTTTAATATGGATGCATCCATAATATTGTACGATTATAACAATTGGACATTGATAGGATAAAACTCCTTGCGAATACTACGACAAGCATTTATGGATAATTCTTCGCGCTTTTTACGCGTCTTTCCACCAATAAGATTTGATCCACCTCCACCGCCACTAATCGCCATAGTAGTAGTATTTTGTACTGCAATATCGTCGGTTTTCTTACGGGAAGTATTCAATCGCTGAGACATATCCTTTTCAATTTCGTCATAATGCTCCTCAATGTAATCCAATACACGATTTAATATTGCCCATTTGAAAAAATGCAATTGACCTATTGTAGTCTCAATACGTTGCTCTTCTTTATATGGAATTAAAATACGGTCTTTTCTACAGTAAGGATCGAATAATTGTTTCGAATAACTGTCTTCGGTGGATTTGTAATTGGTCCATACGAAGAAACGTCGCCCGTTTTCACCGTCAATGGCACTAGGTACATCATATACAGTAAAATTCTGTTTAGCATAGTTGGTTACAAACCAATTCACCATGCGTATTGACAATTTTTTGTGATTTTTAACCGTATATTCGCGATTAATAATCAGTTTCAAGGTTTCTAAATAGTCCGTATTTTGATAAAATTCTAATAAAGTATTCAATAACCACTGTTGTTGTGTATTCATATTATATCGATTTTTATTCTACTTTATACATGCGTTTGTTTTTATCTTTAAATAACTTTTATACGAAAAGTATATAATACATTTCCCCAAAAAATGAAACAAAATACTTCTCAATTATACACATTGTTTGTGTTTTTTCTCATCATTTCTTCGAATTATTTAGGCGAATTATTTCCATGCAAAGTACAACAAATATTACACAATAATGTCTATTGGAAACATTTATTCGGTTTCATGACCTTGCTGTTTTTTGTTGTACTGGTCGATCCGTTTGAATCACCCAGCTTGGTCGAAACTTTAGTCAAAAGTATAGGCTTGTACAGTATTTTCATTTTATTGGTCAATACCAATTTATACTTCTTTTTTACTGCACTTGTTATGTTGTCGGGAATTTATATGATCTCTTTGTACAAGAATTATCGAGAGAAATACAACGAAAAAACGGAATCCTGGATAGAACCCCTAAATAATGGACTTTATTTACTGTTTTTTGTTTGTTTAGTCATTGGGGTTTTGGTCTATTTAGGTGAAAAGAAAATAGAATACAAATCGAAATTCAATTATGCTACATTCTTATTTGGTAAATCTCAATGCAGATCATGGAGTCCAAATACGACGTTTGGAAAAAGCTTGAAAGCCGCTTTTACACAATAACATTTTTTCTACAGTATTCTATATAGTATTACTTTTTTATAGAAATTTATTGATTTGATTAAAATGAGCGATAATGAAATCAGAATAGGTGAATCAACTAAGGGATCAATACCAACCTTAAATACTATGCATATCACAAAAACCTCTGAAAATGATGAAAATGATGAAAATGACAATACGCAAGTTAAACATTATATGAATGATGATATTAAGAATACTGACTCTACATCAAATGCAAAAGTAGAAGAGGTTGTTAAAACACAATTAAATGTTAATGAAAATGCTAATACTACTGAAAAAAAACCATTGTGTTTTAAGATATACTATAATTCTGAAAACCCTAATGATTCAAAAATAGAATTATGCGAAACCAATAATCTAGGTGGTAAAACTCAAAAGAAGAAAAGATCATTAAAGCCATTAAAAAGAAAAACGATTCACAAAAAATTGAAATTTAGAAAAACACCGAAGAAAAAACATCCTAGAAGAAGATCTATTCGTAAATAAATATAAGAATATATTTTATATAATACAGTATTATTGTATAAAATGTCAGAAAGTAAGTCTAATATTTTTGTAAAACCTACTGATGATGAAATCAATACATTATTATTTAATGATGATCAAATTCCTATTAGTATAAATTCTGATGCTGATGCTGATGTTAATGCTCAAGAGAAAAGTATTGATCTTGTTAATTCTAATGAAGTAAAACCTATAGATCAAGATAAAAAATTAGGTCAAGCTATTAAGGCTAGTGATCAGAAGAATACCGATTCTATAGAAAATCAAGAAAAAACAATTACTAGCCAGAAAAGTCCTGATGTTACTATTAACGCTAGTGATCCGAAGAATACCGATCCTACACAAAAAACATATAATGATGATGATGATGATACTGGTGTTAATTTACAATTACGATTACCTAAAAAAATGTCTCCAATAAGAAATAAAACATAATAAATAATTTTGTAAGATTCGTAGCAAAACATATTATAATTAATATGTCATTTAATATTATATTTGGTTAGGACTATTATGACAAAGCGTGATTATAAGGAACAAGGTATTTATATATTTTTTCAAGTACATTTGAAAAAGAAAGAAGAATCAGAAGTAACGGAAGATTCAGGACAGAAAGTAAAATCAGAAGAAAAGAAAGAAGTATTAGTAGAAAAGAAAGTGTCAGAAGTAAAGAATGATTCAGAAGAAAAGAAAGATTCAGAAGAAAATGAAGATCCAACAGAAGAGAGTAAAGTATTAGATGAACAGAATGATTCAATAGAACATAAAGGACCAGAAGAAAATGAAGATTCAAAAGAACAGAATAAACCAATCACTATAGCCAAATTTTATTCCTTTAGCGAAGACAATATTAATAAAAAATATACTATGATCAATATGGGTGATCAAAAAAATATAGATGGTAGCATCTACACAATTTCAATAAAATCTGGAATTCAGGAAAACAATAAGACAATTCTTGGAGCAGCATATAATGGAAACAATACGTTTGAAATTGTGGAAAATACTACTATTTCTGATTTTCAACATAAAATACAAAAAGAAAAGTCTTTATTGAACTTCTATCATTATGGTATTTATGATTGGATCATATTTCAAAAAATTAAACAGTTTATTGATGATAATGAAAAAGAAGATTTAGATCCAAATCAAATAAATTTAGAATTAACTAATAGTGATCGAAATTTACATGAGTTAAATGAAAATGTTGGAATTCTTGAAAATACTGTGAAATATTTAGAAAGTGATAATGGTCTGTAAATGATGGGAAATTAATTTAGGAGAATAATATATAGAATAATAAATGAGTCGTCAATCGGTTGACCCATTGCCTGAAATACATACACCTACAATGAATAGTTCCAGTAGCGATCCCTCTCCTGAAACTATAATAGAACAAATTAAAAATAAGCATAAAGAAATTGTAGATAATACAAACGAAGAATTAAAATCAATAAATGAAAGGATTATAAAAATTAACAATGAACTCCAAATACTTGTTACTAAGATTAAAGATACTGATAGTAAAATAACTGGTAATAATGTGATAATTCAAAATTTAGAATCGGAAAAAAAAGTACTCGATACAAAAATAACAGATTTAACTAATGAAAAAGCTAGTATAAGTAGTCAATTAAGTGAGTTACAAAGAAAGAATTTAGTGATAGAGACGAATAATAATAAATTGGAGAAAGAAATTAATGCGAAAAAAGAAGATATTAAAGCAGCTGAATTCACTATAAATACACAAAACGCTAAAAACAAAAGTGAAATAGATCATAGATTAGATATAGCGCATAAACAATTTAAAAAGGCTGAGGAAGAAAAACAAATAGAGTTAGACACTGCTAATAGTAGTAATTCAGAACTTATAAAAAAATTAAAGGATGATTATGAATCTCAAATTGCAGACATAAAGCAGGGCGCAGAAAAAACAGCAAAAGAAACAGAAGATCAACATAAAGGTAAATACGATTCTTATGAATACCAATTGCAAACTTTAAAAGATAACTTTACACAAAGAAACGGTCAATTAGAATTACTACAAAAACAAGTAAATGACTTGAATAAACAAAAAAGTGAGAATGATGCTAAAATACTTAAATTGGAAAAAACAAATTCTGAAAAAAATGGGGAGGCTTTAAACTATAAAGACTTATATAAAAAAGTATTCAATAATGAAACTAAATTAAAAAATGAAAATGAAAAATTGAGAAAAAAATCAAAAGATTTAAATGAAAAATTATTACAAGCACTTAATCATATAAGTAATTTAAGACCAGATTCTACAGCATTAAGTAATAGTTTAACCGAAACTGAAAAACTGTTAGGTGAAAAGAATACAACAAATGATGATGAAATTGATATGGCTCATTATGACATTAAAGAAGCAGAAAATAATGTTGGTATTAAGGTCGATAATAACTTTATTGATA